GTGTGCTTACCGATTAATGATTTACGGATTACGAATCTTTTAGTAGTGATGTTGTTAATTTCTTTTGACATAGTAGTATTTAGTTTAGTTAGTTATTATCTGTATATATTATCTGGGTGTAGTCGTAACTAGTTTGTGCTCTGACTAGTCTGTATTACAAAAGCTAAAAACTTTTAAGGAAATGATAATGAAAATGGGCCCGTGGGGCTAAAGAAAAGCGTTTTTAATTTGTGACTAGTGCCGGGGGGAGGGGGGGCTACACTATACCCCAATATTTACAATACTTTTTGTGACATTAGCTAGTTAATAGTAGATAGTAACAGGCAATTGTCACACTTTAAATAAAATCATATTCGAGTAACTATAAATATATGAATAAACTTATAGCAATCTTTCTACTATGTACTACATACGTGAGCGCACAGACAGTGTGTGACTCAGTGTCATATAGTATAAGTGGTGGACAGACGTTAACACTTATAGGTACTAATAACTCAACTGACAGTGTAACGTTTATGTGGGAAGTTTGTGATACAGAGCAGTGTTACTCAGCAAGTGGTGATGTAGGTATGTTTCCTGATGTAAATATGCTTGATACTGTTAAAGTATGTTATGACCTATCACCAGTGTGGATGTGTGATACATGCCAGTATGTAGTGTTTGTAAACGGTGCGTGGCAACTAGTTAATACAGTTACACATGTTAATGAATTAAATCCAATATTATTAAACAACAAAATATATGACTTATTAGGTAGAGAGCTTACTTCTATACCTAAAGGTATAATGTACATTAAAAATAATAGGATTTATAAATGGTCAGAATAATAGGATTACTACTAATAAGTATAAGTTGCAATGCACAAAGCTTAAATGTTTTGTCTTTACATCAAGATAAGCAGTTACATGTAGGATATACTTATATTATATCATCTGCTACTACTAGCTATGTGTTAAAGAAAACTGGTAACAAAAGAAAAGCTATATTAATAGGTATAGGTACAGGTATGGCTATAGGTATTGGCAAAGAGATATATGATGCTAGAAACGGTGGTGCTGAGAAAGGTGATCTTATAGCTGATATAATAGGTTCTACGTTTGGTTCTATAGTAGTTACAATACCATTTTAGTAAATAGTGAATTAAATATGTAATCATACTACGTATGACACAGAAACTCTCACCCACAGCTAAACGTATGAAAGCTATTCGCGATAAAAAAACCGCGATGACACCGGCTAGACGTAAAAAAAAGGCTGAAAACCAAAGAAAGAGACGCTCTGCGTTAAAAGCAGGTAAAAATATTAAGGGTATGGACTACGATCATAAAGATGGTAAGTTTAAATCCGTTAAGGCCAACCGCGGTAACGATGGTAAGGGCACTAAAAAAGAGAAAAAATAGGGATAGACCCTAAACCTAGTCAAATTAACCAAAAAAACCAAAAAATGACTTATTTATACTACAAGACCAGCACATACACTGGCAACCTAAAACCAAATGAAACAACAATTAACCATTGGAAACATCTTGCTGAGAAGAAAAACTGGCGAATAACCCAATTACCTAATGGATTTTACCAAACAGAGTGCTTAAATCCCGACAAGGAAGACGAATGGCAAGATGTTACACGTAGAGAGACAATAGAAGGAGCGGAGACAGCCATAAATGGCAGCGTAAAGCACTTCGCTGACAAATTAGAGGCTACGAAAGGGCCAAAGGTTGTAAAAACTTTCGAATAGAGTAAAATTTAATCAAATTTAATTTAATACATGGAATACAATCAACCAAGCGAGATTGTCAAAGACGTAAACTTTGGCAATGACGCAAATAGTAAAATAGTAGCTGGCGTTGAAAAACTAGCTAAAGCAGTAAAATCAACCCTAGGAGCATCTGGAAAGTGCGTTATATACGAAGACGCCAGAGGACTCCCGGTCATAACAAAAGACGGAGTAACCGTAGCAGAATCGGTTGTCTTATTTGACCCGGTTGAAAATATGGGTGCAACCCTTATTAAAGAAGCTGCTAGAAACACAGTGAGAGAAGCAGGTGATGGTACTACTACAGCTACCGTCCTTGCTGAATCACTATTAAAAGAGGTTAGCAAAAACGATGCTAGCATTAGAGAAATTAAAGACGGGATTAAATCCGGTCTTACAAAGGTTAATGATTACCTAGATAAGATTTCTGTAAAGATCGAGGGCGATATGCTGAGATCTGTTAGTTCAATTAGTTGTAATAATGATGAGGAGCTAGGAGAGATTATAGCAGAAGCTTATACTAAAGTAGGTAAGGATGGTGTGGTATTAATGGAAGAGTCACCAACTGAAGAAACATATGTCGAAGTAGTTGACGGCGTACAAGTAGATTCAGGACTCACATCTCCACATTTCGTTACTGATAAGGACAAGCAGATATGTGAGCTTGATAACCCATTAGTATTAATAGTATCTTCAGAAATACCTAATATAAGAAAAATACAAAAGATATTAGAACATGTTATAAAAAACAAACGTTCTTTGTTAATTGTAGCTCCAGTTGATCAGCAAGTTAAAGCTGCACTTCTTATGAATAAAGTAAAAGGTAATATAAAAGTTAATATAGTTGACTTGCCAGGCTTTGGTCCTACTAAAGATGATACAGTAGCAGATCTTGCTTTTCTTGTAGGTGCTAAAGTTATAAACGAAGAACTTGGTGATGATTTAGATCTTATAGATATAGATTGTCTAGGAGTTGCTTATACAGCTATAACTGACGATAAAAATACAGTTCTTACTATAGAGACTCCACAAGATGAAATGGAGGAAAGAATAGCTAGTATTAACAAAACTATAGATAAATGGGAGAAAAACCCGTTTATACAAAAGAAACATAGACAAAGGTTAGCTATGCTATCAGGATCAGTGGGTATGGTAAAAGTAGGCGCTGATTCTAAAGTTGAACTTAAAGAAAAGAAAGATAGAGTTGAAGATGCTATCTATGCTACAAAAGCAGCTTTAAAAGAAGGTATTGTACCAGGTGGCGGAGTTGCACTATTAAATGCCTCTCAGAAAATCTCCGCTAAAGCGGTAGGTGAAGAGATACTACTAAGATCTATAAAAGCTCCTTTTTACACTGTACTTGAAAATGCTGGTATAGACTATGTAGAACATAACGAACCAGAAGGTCAAGGCATAGATGTAGTAACAGGAGAAGATGCTACTATGATTTCAGCTGGTATTATAGATCCAGTGTTAGTTACCAAGTCAGCACTTAAAAATGCAGTAAGTGTAGTATCAACGATTATATCTGCAGATTGTGTAATTTCAAACATGAGAACAAATGAAAGCAATCAATAGATACATTATAGTAGACAGAATAAAGACAGAACCTAAAAAGGTTGCTGGGTTGATCATGACAGATGAAACTGATCAAGACAACCGTTATATAAAAGCAAAAATAATATCGTGCGGAAACCTTGTAGAAGGTTTAAAAGATGGTGATACGATATATTACGATAAACATGCTGGACACGACATATCATGGAAAGATACTCTTTATAGGGTTATTCGTGATGGCGATGTTGTTCTAGTAGATTAACCTAAACCATAAACCAAAACCCCAGAACCTAAAAACAAAAACAAATTATTAATTATTAAAAAACAAAAAAAATGAAAGAAGTTTATTTGTACTTTCGTACACAAGCTACTCTAGCAGATGACGATGATTCAGCTCAATCGTGTTGTATTCCTTTATCTAGTTTTAAAGGTATGCACCCAACAAGTGATACTGCGTTAACTATTTTTTACACGCCTCAAATCAGAAATGTATCTGACGGCCAAGATGGTAACGTAGCAAACAACGACTCAATTGTGCTAACTGTTGGAACAAACGATCACAAAGATGCTATGACTGCTTTAGCTAGATTATTTGCTGGAGCTGCTAACGGCGGTATACACCACGATGGTTTCATCGTAGTTGCAGATGATTTATCAAGCACTTACGCTGTATCAGAAGTTACAGCTGTTGGAGCGATCACACCTGCTGCTGCATTATCATAGTAGATGAGGTTAACCGCGCAAGATTTGCGTGATATGAATATCCTTAAGTATTACAGGCTCACTAGAAAGTGGGTCTGTAAAACTTACGGGTTAAAAGATGCAGATTTAGAATTATTAATTTATTTAGATTGTAAAGGAAGATTTACACGAAAGGATTTTATTGACGGAGTTTACACTATGAGTTGGGATAAAAACCGTTGGGAAAGACTTAAAAGAGATGGGTGGATAGAAACGTGGAGACACAGAAACAGAACTACTATAATGTACTCTGTATTTAAAACCTCGTTTAAATGTTCACAAGTAATTAGTAGGATATACAGAATACTATTAGGTGAGGAAGACCTACCAACTTCAGATAGAAGTGTATTTTACAATAATAAATCATATACAGATAAAGTTTATAATAAAGCTATAGATGATATGATAAAAGATAAAGATAGATAATGGGATTTAAACTAGGAAAAAATAGAGGTAATTATGCTGTTAGCGGTGAGATCAAAACAAAAATGCGTTTTGGTAAACAAGCTGGTGGTGAAGGCTCTATACCTGGCACACCTATTATTAGAGTACCATTAAATGAAGGTGTTATGGGTGAAGCTAATATGGATGGAACTATATATGTTAACGAAAATATAATACCAGGAAGCTATGAATATCGTCAAGTTATAAACCATGAAATGAGACATGCTACGGATATGAAGCTTGGTAAGTTGGCTTATGATGACAATAATATTATGTATAATGGAGAAAGATTTGAAAGAAAAGATATTAACGGTGTTGATTCAATACTTGTAGACGGTCAGTGGAAAGAAGCTGGTGATACTGGTTTTCCTTGGGAAGAAGACGCAAATAATGGTGGAAATGGAGATATTTAAAGATAATAACAACTGGAACGAAAAATCTATCATAGGTTTTATTGCATTTTCAATAATGTGTGTGATAATGATAGTAGACCTTGTAACTGGTTATGTAGGTAAAGATTTAATAATTAACGAATTTGTATACGATTCATTTGTATTTGTAGTGTTAGGATGCTTCGGTATAAGTGGTGTAGAAAAATTTGCAAAAAAATAAAAATGGCAATACTAACAACTATAGCTGGTATACCTTTATTCTCAACAGTTGAAGAAGCTTTAAACTGGGCTAGTGAAAACGGTTTAACTGGTTTTCATACTCACAGCCACCAAGGTGTACAAGGGTATATGGGTGGTGCAAATCACTTAGAAGCTACTGGCATGCCACTGAATACAAACGCGCCACAACAACCACAAACAACTCCAACTACTAACACTAACACTGGAGGTAGTAGTTATTAAAAATAAGTTATGAAAAAGTGTAAAAAGTGTAAACGATTTAAAAAGAACTGCAAATGTTAAGTAAATTATTTTCAGGTGGAGCAACAGAACTTATAAAAGGTGTTGGTAGCGTGATAGATAACCTACATACCTCTGGTGAAGAAAAGCTAGAAGCAGAAAGAAAAATAAAAGAATTAATTGCTAACTACGAAATAGAGATGGAAAAGAATATAACATCTCGCTGGGAAGCAGATTTAAAATCAGATTCTTGGCTAAGTAAAAATGTTAGGCCAATGGTATTGATTTTTTTAATAGTATGCACCATGCTATTGATATTTATAGACGCAGGTGCAATAAAATTTAACGTAAAAGACTCTTATATAGATCTTTTGCAATTAGTATTAATAACTGTGATCGGCGCTTATTTTGGCGGTAGATCATTAGAAAAAGTAAAAAAATAAAATTATGGGAAAATATTTTACAGTAGAAAAACTACTTACTATATCCGCTTCAGACCAACATTCAGGAGCCGCTACAGCAGACCAATTATTAGTTGATTGGACAGCTATTGAAATACCAAAAGGCGCTTCTTGCTTGAGATCTGCTACGGTGTTAATTAGAGCAAAAGGTGATGCGACGCCAACAGAAAATGTTAATGCTTTTCACCTTGCCTTTTCAAAAACAAATACCGTTTCTTTAGGTAGTTTTCGTGCAGGTCTGGATCATAGACCAAGTAATGATTTTATTGGAGTTTTGAACTTTGACGCAGAGAACTTTTCATCAGCATCACTTGAAAGTACAGCAATAGCTACATTAGGTACCGACTCAGCCGCTGCTGCACCCCCACTAGTGTTACAGGGAGATCCAACGACAGGTAATAACGTAGGTTTTGACACTATATATGTAGCTATGATAGCTGGTGGTTCTTTTGATTTTCGATCTATAAATGCTATAGCTGAGGCTGGAACTGCGGGAGCTGCTTCAACTCAAGTTATAACAATGGATGGTACAAGTATGGATGTTAGAGAACATTTTGCGGCAGGCGATGTTGTTCACATTGGAACTTCAGTAGGTACTCCAGCTGCTGATAGTCTTATTGGTACGGTTGCATCAGCTGATAGTGCAACACAAATAACGCTTACCAGTACCTCGGCAACCGATTTAGTAGATGGTGATATACTTTACAATATAAATCCTATTAAAATAGTATTAGGATTTGAAAAATAAAAACAAATTAACTTAAATTAAATTAAATAAAATGGCAACAAAAGAAAAGGTGGTAGACCTTAAACCTGCAAAGATAACTGACGAGCAGTTAAAAAGTATTCAAGAAGTAGTAAGTAACATTAATAGAGGTCAGATAGAATTAGGCTCTATGGAAGTTAAGAAACACAACTTGATGCACCAGATTAACGGTATTCAAGAAGAGCTAGGTAAATTACAAACTGAGCTTGAAAAAGAATATGGTACTGTAGATATTAACATCCAAGATGGAACAATAAATTACGATGTCGAAGCTAATAAGAAAGATTAGTATCGGATCAAATTATAAGAATGACGCTATGCACTATGCCGTGGGGCAAGAAGTGTATGGTGGTCATACTATCTGTGACATCATAGAGGAGGAAGACAAGTTTTCTATCTACATCAAAAAGAACAAAGACGTATTGCCTTGGAAAGATTTTAACAAGAACATGGCTGTGTCTGTAGAATATAATCTAGAATACTAATGAAAAGCGTATACAACTTTGTTGTAACGCCAAAAGGAGATAGATACAATAATACAAAAGAAGTAGACGGTGGAAAGCTTATTCTTAATACTGAGATATTTAACCATCAATATGTAAATAGAGAAGCTATTGTGGTATCTACACCTATGGTAGGACAAACAGATATAAAACCCGGTGATACAGTTATAGTACATCACAATGTGTTTAGAAGATGGCACGATGTTAAGGGTAAAGAAAAGAATAGTAGAAGTTATTTTAATGAATCTACTTACTTTATAACACAAGATCAAATCTTTTTATACAAAAGAGATAACGAGTGGAAAGCTCCAAAAGGATATTGTTTTGTTATACCTTTAAAAGCTACGGATCAATTTAATATTGAGTCTGAAAAACCTTTACAAGGTATTATTAAATACTCAGATGAAACAGTAGGGGTTAACGATCTAATTGGTTTTAGACCAGGAAGTGAATACGAGTTTGTTGTTAACGGCGAAAGACTATACAGAATATTATCTAATTTTATTACAATCAAATATGAACATCAAGGAAACGAAGAAGAGTATAATCCAAGCTGGGCACAAAGCAGTTGAAGAGCTGATTAAAGTTGCTAAAGAAGCTATTGTAGATTCAGATGACGACTTAACAGCAGATAGACTTAAAAATGCAGCAGCTACTAAAAAACTAGCTATATTCGATGCATTTGAAATACTTAACAGAATCCAAGAAGAAGAAAACCTACTCGAGGGAAAAACACCAGAAGAGGCAAAAGCAAAAGTATTCAAAGGATTTGCAGAAGGTAGATCTAAATAATGTACGAGCAAGATTTAGTTAAGACTATTGAGCCAGTTAAGAAAACTACTATCAGTAGACTTAACAAAGGTAAAAAGTGGAAATACGGTTACGATAAAGACCATGATATTATAGTGTTATCACGCAGTGGTCAAATCGGCGAGATTATAGAAATACAGAATTTAGCTATAGCATTACCGAAAGTACCGAAAAGTGTGTATAGCAACGATAAAAACAAGTGGGTTAAGTTTGAACAACCTAAAGAGCTTGAGCGTTTGAAAAACATATTTGATTGGAGAGCATATCCTGATGATCAGAAAGACCAGTGGCACGATTATATAGATGAAGAGTTTAAACGTAGAGAAGAAGGTTTTTGGTTTACTAATAATGGAAAACCAACGTGGATACCAGGAACTCACTATATGTACCTGCAATGGAGCAAGATAGATGTAGGTGCACCAGATTTTAGAGAGGCAAACAGATTGTTCTTTATATTTTGGGAAGCTTGTAAAGCAGATAAAAGATGTTATGGTATGTGTTACCTAAAGAACAGAAGATCAGGGTTTTCTTTCATGTCATCTGCAGAAACAGTTAACTTAGCCACTCTTGCAAGTGATAGTAGATATGGTATACTATCTAAAACAGGTGCTGATGCAAAGAAAATGTTTACAGATAAAGTAGTGCCAATATCAATTAACTATCCATTTTTCTTCAAACCAGTTCAAGATGGTATGGATAGACCAAAAACAGAGCTAGCGTATAGAGTACCTGCTAGTAAGTTTACAAGAAAGAAAATAACAGCTAATGAAAAGCTGGAAGACATACAAGGATTAGATACAACAATAGATTGGAAAAACACAGGTGACAATAGCTATGACGGTGAAAAGCTAGCGTTATTAGTACATGATGAAAGTGGTAAGTGGGAAAGGCCTGATAATATATTAAATAACTGGCGTGTTACAAAAACATGTTTAAGATTAGGTAGTAGAATTATAGGTAAGTGTATGATGGGTTCAACATCAAACGCTTTAGATAAAGGAGGCGATAACTTTAAAAAATTATACAATGCATCAGATGTCACTAAAAGAAATAGAAATGGTCAAACAAAATCTGGTTTATACTCTTTGTTTATCCCAATGGAATGGAACTACGAAGGATTTATTGACGAGTACGGAATTCCAGTTTTCACTACTCCTGATATCGACGTGTTCGCTCCAGACGGTGAATTAATAGATGTAGGTGTAATAGATAACTGGCAAAACGAAGTAGATGGTTTAAAAGATGATCAAGATGCTTTAAATGAATTCTACCGCCAGTTTCCAAGAACTACAGAGCACGCGTTTAGAGATGAGACTAAGAATAGTATATTTAACTTAGTTAAATTATACGAGCAGATAGATTACAATGAGGAAATGTCTAGAACACTAGGTGTAACTAAAGGTAATTTTCAATGGGTTAACGGTATAAAAGATTCACAAGTAATATTTTACCCAGATCCAAAAGGTAGGTTTAAAGTAAGTTGGGTGCCACCATCACAAATACAAAACAGAGTAATACTTAAAAACGGTATTAAATATCCTGGCAACGAACATATGGGTGCTTTTGGTTGTGATAGTTATGATATATCAGGTACAGTAGATGGTGAAGGATCAAAAGGAGCTTTACACGGCTTAACTAGGTTCAGTATGGAAGACGCACCAGCGAACAGTTTCTTTTTAGAATACTTATCAAGACCACCAACAGCCGAGATCTTCTTTGAGGACGTTCTAATGGCTTTAGTATTTTACGGAATGCCTATACTCGCAGAGAACAATAAACCTCGTCTCTTGTATTATTTGAGGCGTAGAGGATATAGAGGGTTCAGTATGAATAGACCTGATAAAGTATGGAACAAATTATCCGTTGCAGAAAAAGAAGTAGGTGGTATACCTAACTCTAGCGAAGATATAAAACAAGCACATGCCGCTGCAATCGAAATGTATATACAAGATCACGTAGGTATGAAGCAAGATGGAACGTTTGGAGATTTATATTTTAATGATCTTTTAAACGACTGGAGTAGGTTTGATATAAACAAAAGAACAAAGTTTGATGCGTCTATAAGTTCTGGTTTAGCTATAATGGCTAACAACAGACATTTATACGCACCAAACGTAAAGGTTGAAAAACAACCACTAAACATAAACATTTCCAAGTATAGTAATACTGGAACAAATTCACAAATAATCAAATAATAAATATGGCAGAGTCTGGCATTAGAAGTTATTTCCCGAGTCAAACAGTTAGCGACGCTGAAAAGTTAAGCTATGACTATGGTTTGAAGGTAGGTAAAGCAATAGAGCAAGAGTGGTTTAACAACGACAGAGGTTTTAATAGATATAGAACTAATCAAAATGATTTTCATAATTTAAGATTGTATGCTAGAGGCGAACAATCAATACAAAAATATAAGGATGAGTTATCTATAAACGGTGATTTGTCCTATCTTAATTTAGACTGGAAGCCTGTGCCTATCATATCTAAGTTTGTAGATATAGTTGTTAACGGTATTGCTGAAAGAACTTACGATGTAAAAGCTTATTCTCAAGATCCATATGGAGTAGCTAAACGTACAGATTACATGGAGTCTATATTGGCTGACATGCGTACTAAAGAGTTAGACGCTTTTGCAAAAGAAAATTTTGGTATATCAACTGCTGAAAATGATATTGAAAAATTACCAGAAACTATTGAAGAGCTAGAGCTTCACATGCAGCTAACATACAAACAATCTGTTGAAATAGCTGAAGAACAAGCTATAAATACTTTGTTTGAAGGTAATAAGTACGAACTTATTAAAAAGCAATTCTATTATGATTTGACAGTTTTAGGGATAGGTGCTGTTAAAACTTCGTTTAATACGTCTGAAGGTGTTGTTATAGATTATGTTGATCCTGCAAACTTAGTTTACTCTTACACTGAGTCCCCATATTTTGACGATATATATTATGTTGGTGAAGCGAAAAGTATACCTGTTAATGAGTTGGCAAAACAATTTCCACATTTAACAGAAAGTGATCTTGAGGATATAATGAAGAATAAATCTTATAACAGATCAAACTATAATTCTAGACATAGCGAAGATAAAGAAGATAATAATACTATTCAGGTTTTATACTTTAATTACAAGACCTACATGAATGAGGTATATAAAGTAAAAGAAACAGCGACTGGTGCTGATAAAATAATACCTAAAGATGATTCGTTTAATCCACCACAAGATAAAGAAGGTGGTTACACTAGAATGCTAAGATCTATTGAGTGTCTTTATGATGGAGCAATGATATTAGGTACTGATAAATTACTTAGGTGGGAAATGTCAAGAAATATGATGAGACCTAAAAGTGATTTTACTAAAGTAAAAATGAATTATGCTATTGTAGCGCCTAGAATGTACAACGGTAAGATAGACTCACTAGTAAAGCGTATAACTGGTTTTGCTGATATGATTCAGTTGACACACTTGAAGTTACAACAAGTTATGGCTAGAATGGTTCCAGATGGTGTTTACTTAGACGCTGACGGTTTAGCTGAAGTTGATTTAGGAAATGGTACAAACTACAACCCACAAGAAGCTTTAAATATGTTCTTCCAAACTGGATCCGTAATAGGAAGAAGCTTTACGTCAGAAGGTGACATGAATCCAGGTAAAGTACCTATTCAAGAAATTACATCAGGTAGTGGTGGAAATAAAATGCAAGCACTTATAGGTAACTACAACTATTATTTACAAATGATAAGAGATGTAACCGGACTTAATGAAGCTAGAGACGGTAGTATGCCAGATAAAAATGCTTTAGTAGGCGTTCAGAAGTTAGCGGCTGCAAATAGTAATACAGCAACTAGACATATATTACAAGCTGGTTTATATTTAACAGCTGAAACAGCAGAGTGTTTATCATTAAGGATATCTGATATTATAGAGTATTCTCCAACTAAAGATGCTTTTATACAAGCAATAGGAGTTCATAATGTTGCGACTCTTGAAGAGATGCAAAGTTTACATTTATACGATTTTGGTATATTTATAGATTTAATGCCAGACGAAGAAGAGAAAGCTATTTTAGAAAATAATATTCAAATGGCTTTACAGCAAAAAAGTATAGAGCTTGAAGATGCTATAGATCTTAGAGATATTAAGAATATTAAAATGGCTAATCAACTTCTTAAAATACGTAGAAAAAAGAAAGGAGAAAAAGACCAGGCTATTCAGCAGCAAAATATTCAAATGCAAGCTCAAGCTAATACTCAAGCTGCTCAAGCCGCTGCTCAAGTTGAATTACAAAAAGAACAAGCGTTAGCGCAAGGCCAAGCGCAACTAGAACAAATGAAAGCTCAAATTGAAGCTCAAAAAATGCAACAAGAAGTATTGCATAAAAAAGAGTTGATGGCTTTAGAGTTTCAATATAACATGCAACTTAAAGGAGTTGAGGTTGATGGTATGAAAAGCAGGGAAAAAGAAAAAGAAGATCGTAAAGACGAAAGAACAAAAATACAAGCTACACAACAATCAGAGATGATTGAACAAAGAAATAGTGGAAAACCACCTAAAAACTTTGAGTCTGCAGGTAATGATATACTAGGCGGAGGATTTGATTTAGGTTCGTTTGACCCTAGATAAATTTATTAATTATTATTATATTATATTATGGAAGAAGAAAAAGAAAACGTAGTCGAAGAGACTACACCGAAAAATAATCAAGGTGATCCAGGTGACGAAAACGTGGTAAAAGTTGATAAAAGTAAATTTGAATCTGCTGAAGATGACAGTGTAATAAAAGTAGATTTAAGTAAACCACCAACACCAAAAGAAGAAAATGAAACTAAAGAAGATAACGCTGACGACAGCGGAGTGGTTGCAGAGTCTGAAGATGCCGAGCCCACACAAGAACAAGAAGAAGTACAACCGAAAGAAGAAGCACAAGAAGCTGCAGTATTAGAAGAAATTACTGAAGAATCTACGGAAGAAGAAGTTGCTGAGGTTGAGGAGCAGATAGAAGAAGCTGTAGCAGAAGCCGAAGCTACAGGAAAACCGTTACCAGAGAATATCCAAAAGTTGATGGACTTTATGGAAGAGACTGGGGGTGATTTAAACGATTATGTAAAACTTAATCAAGATTATAGTAAACTAGAAGATTCAGATTTACTTTACGAGTACTACAAACAAACAAAACCTCATTTAAATTCAGAAGAAATAAACTTCATGTTAGAAGATAAATTTTCTTGGGATGAAGAAGAAGATGAGGAGATAGATATAAGAAGAAAAAAATTAGCGTTAAAAGAGCAAGTTGCGAACGCTAAAAGCCACTTGGACGGGCAAAAGTCCAAATACTATGAAGACATCAAAGCTGGAAGCAAACTTACGGGTGAGCAACAAAAAGCAGTTGATTTCTTTAATAGGTACAACGAGGAGTCAGAAGCAACTCAAAAAACAGTTAAAAAGAACTCTGATATTTTTGCGCAAAAAACAAATAACGTTTTTAACGACAAGTTCAAAGGTTTTGAATATAACGTCGGTGATAAAAAATACAGGTTTAATGTAAACAATGCTGAAGAGGTTAAAAACACTCAGAGCGATATAAATAATTTTACTAAAAAGTTTTTAGATAAAAATAATACATTATCAGATGCTAAGGGTTATCACAAATCTCTATATACGGCGATGAATGCAGATGCTGTTGCAAAACACTTTTACGAACAAGGAAAAGCTGACGCTATGAAAAATAGTGTTGCTAAAGCCAAAAACGTCGATATGAACCCAAGACAAAGTCATGGTAAAATTGAAGCGGGTGGTATGAAGTTTAAAGTGCTAGGTGATAATTCTTCTGATTTTAAGTTTAAAATTAAAAACAAAAACAAATAACAATTTAAAAAAATAAATTATGGCAATTACGGCAGGAGGAAATTTAAACGTGGTACCGGCACCAGCAATGCAGGCGTCACCTTCAAATTTCATAAATTTTATTGACGGTAGTACGGGTTGGGAACAACAATACTTACCAGATTTAATGGAAAAAGAAGTTGAAAGATACGGTAAAAGAACTGTTTCTGGATTCTTAGCACAAGTAGGGGCGGAAGAAGCTTCTTCAGCAGACGCAGTTGTTTGGTCTGAACAAGGAAGATTACACTTATCTTACGATGGTGAAGTAACAAACGCGGGTGTATTTACAGTAGCATCTTCAGGAACTCACGCTATCCGTTTGGGAGCAACAGTTCTTTTGAGTGATAACGTTGACACGGTTATACCATGTTACGTATCAGCTATTGCAGCTGATCAAACTACAGCAACATTATTACCTTACGAAGCAGCTACAGTTGGTGCTGTTGCAGGATTTGGAACAACTGATGATTCAGCTTCTAATACAGCTTCATTATTCGTTTATGGTTCTGAATTTAACAAAGGAACTAATGGAATGGGTCTTGGTGGAGGAACAAACGATTTTCAATCAGTTGAACCTTCTTTCAAGTCTTTTAGATCAAAAATGCTTATCTTAAAAGATACTTATAGAGTTTCTGGGTCAGATGCTTCTCAAATTGGTTGGGTTGAAGTTTCTGGTGAAGAAGGTCAAAACGGTTACTTATGGTACTTAAAAGCTAATGGTGATACTATGGCTCGTTTTGGAGATTACTGTGAAATGGCTTTATTAGAAAGTAAATTAGCTGCAGGTTCTGGAGCTATTGGTGGTTCTGATTTAGGTGATGGTAATTCTGGTACTGAAGGTTTATTTGCTGCTATTACTGATAGAGGTCACACTTCTACTGGTGTTACAGGTGTTAACGCTGCTACTGATTTAGCTGAGTTTGACGCTATGTTAGCAAAGTTTGACAAGCAAGGTGCTATTGAAGAAAATATGATGTTTGTTAATAGAGCAACTGCTCTAGCAATGGATGACATGTTAGCTTCTATGAATTCTTACGGAGCTGGTGGTACTTCTTATGGAGTATTTGATAACTCTGAAGATATGGCATTAAACTTAGGTTTCTCTGGTTTCAGAAGAGGTTCTTATGACTTCTACAAAACTGACTGGAAATACTTAAACGATGGATCTTTAAGAGGTGGTTTAACTTATAATGACGTTAGAGGTGTTGTTATACCAGCTGGTGTAACTTCAGTTTATGACGAAATGTTAGGTAAAAACATGAAACGTCCTTTCTTACACCTTAGATACAGAGCTTCTCAAACAGAAAGTAGAAAACTTAAAACTTGGGTTACTGACTCAGTTGGAGCTGCTACTTCTGATTTAGATGCAATGACTATTAACTACTTATCTGAAAGATGTTTAGTAGTTCAAGGTGGAAATAACTTTATGTTATTAAACTAAGCACAATTATTTTAAAGAGACTGGGATTAATTTCCCAGTCCCTTTATTTTTATTAATTTTATTATATATTATATTATGGCAAAAAAAGCTAAAAAAACAGAAGTGGAAACAACTCCACAGGTTGTAGAGCAACCAAAAGTTGAAACACCGGTTGTGGAAAAACCATTACCTAAAAAAAATAAAGATACTTGGGAAATAAAAGATAGAACTTATTATTTAGCTCAAGGTAAAAAACCGTTAACAGCGACTATAAAATCCACGGACATATATTATTTTGACGAAGAATTAGGATACGAAAGAGAATTAAAATATACTTCTAATCAAAGAACCTGTTTTGTAGATGAGATGGTTGGTGATCAAAGACTTGAGCACATAACTTTTCAAAATGGTTTTTTATTAGTACCTAAAAATAAAACGGTTTTACAAAAACTATTATCACTCTACCACCCACATAAAGGCAGAAGGTACTTTGAACAAGATAACGTGAAAATAGCGGTTGACGAAGTGCAAAATATAGAAACAGAGATTAAAGCACTAAATGCTGCTCAGTCTATGGATATAGATATGGCCGAAGCAATTATGCGTGTTGAAGTGGGTTCTAAGGTATCAGACATGAGTTCTAAAGAACTTAAAAGAGATTTACTATTGTATGCCAAGAAAAACCCAGTATTGTTCTTAGAATTAGTAAATGATGAAAATGTTGTTCTTAGAAACTTTGGTATTAGAGCAACTGAAATGGGGATATTAAAATTATCTTCTGATCAAAGAACTTTTTTGTGGGGTTCTAACGACAGAAAGTTAATGAACGTTCCATTTGACGAACACCCTTACTCAGCTTTAGCAGCTTGGTTTAAAACCGATGAAGGTATGGAGATATACCAAAATATTGAAAAAAGATTAAATTAATCTAACTGTAGATGCAGTCGCTCTACGGGGCGATTGCAAACTACAAATTAAAAAAAAATTATGGTAAGTATAAACGACGTGTATCAAAAAGTTTTAGCCCTCGCTAATAAAGAGCAAAGAGGATATATAACTCCACAAGAGTTTAACTTATTTGCTGATCAAGCACAACAAGAGATATTCGAACAGTATTTTTATGATTTAAACCAATCAATGAGACTGCCTGGCAATAATGCTGGGCATTCTGATATTGTAACTAATATAGAAGAAAAAATAAGTTTATTTGAAAGGTACGATAGAAAAGTTTCAAATGTAAGTGATAGTGAATATAATTTACTAGGTGTAACTAATAGTGGAGCTCCGTCTTTGTATAGATTATCTATGGTTAGAGTTGACTACGGTCAAGGTAAAGTTGATGCCGAAGAAATACAAATAAACGAGTTAAATAAATACGTAGGGTCTAAACTTGGTGTTCCTACTAAAAAAAGACCAGTATATTCTAGGTTCACAGAAATAAATTCTAACCCTACTTCACCTGCTCTAGGTAAAAAACCAACAATAAAAATATATCCAGAAATGGTTTCTTCAAACGATTTGTATATAAGTTATATAGAGAAGCCAATAAAACCAGAATGGGGTTATGAGATAGTTGGAGAGAAAGCTTTGTACAATTCTGATAATTCTAACAACTTTGAGCTACATGAGTCTGAAGAATCAGAATTAGTATACAGAATATTAGCTTTAGCAGGTTTAGCTATTCAAAAACCAGAACTAACACAAACAGCAGCTGCTTTAGAAGGAGCTAAGGTTCAACAAGAAAAACAATAAATAAATGGGATTATTAGACGGTAAAACACAGTTAAGTTATTATCAAGGAAACGATCTTGGTAATTATCAGTTTACATCACTAGACGATATAATAAGTCAATTTCAAATTGCATATGTTGGTGAAGGAAAAATAATACCTAAAATAAAAAGAGCAGATATTGCGTTTCACGCGCAAAGAGCTTTACAAGAATTATCTTTTGATACGTTTAAATCTGTAAAAGCACAAGAAATAGTTTTACCACCATCTTTAAGTATGATTCTTCCTCACGATTATGTTAACTATACAAAAGTATCTTGGGTTGATTCAGCTGGTATAAAACATCCTTTATACAAAACAAACTCTACATCAAATCCTTTCTCAATAAAACAAGCAGAAAATAAAGAATACGATTTTACCTCGGAGGCAACAAACTTTTTAACTAATTACAATTTTACTTCTACATCTGGTGTTGGAGAAGGTCAATCCGGAGATGCTAGTTGGAAAACATCAAGTATATTTGCAACTACTGCGTTGAGCACAGACTCTATATCTGTTTCTGATAACAAACTAACCTTCAAGCATGGTTCTAGAACTAGAAACAATAGTACTGTTGTTACGGCTAATATTTATTTTGCGTGGCAAAGAATTAATTTAGCTGGAGTAGATAACTTAGAGTTTAGCGCTACAGCTACCGTTGCTGACGAAACGGCAAGTATCAAGGGAAAAGGCGATGTAAGAATAGGTATAACTTCTTTAAAGCCAGGATCAAGTAATACTCCTAATGTAGAGTTTAATGCTAACGTTCAAAACCCAGAAGCATTAACAGCTAGCGGTTTAGATAATTGTAAGTTAAATGATGATGATATTTTTACGCTAACAACAACTAGTGGTTTGCGTTCTTTTATTGACTTTGACAGTGCAACGCAAGAAACAAAAACTCTTGACTTAGATTTAACAAGTGTACAAGAAGACGTAAATGGAGACAAGTTTGCCTATGTTATTATAATAAGTACTGTTAAGAATTTTACCACACTTTCAAATGGAGATGCTAATCAAAGTACAAATACTATTGACAATGTCACTATAATTGGAGATTCTTTATTACCAAATTTATCACAAAACCTAGAGTCAACAGCTTGGGCTAACTACAAATCTACAACACCTTCAGAAAACAATAATGATGACTATGAAGACGATACGTATTGGCCAATGCGTGGTAATAGATATGGGTTAGATCCTCAACACGCTCAAGCTAATGGATCTTTTTATATAGACAATAGATTAGGAAAGATTAACTTTAGCTCTAATATTTCAGGAAAAACTGTGATCTTAGATTACATAAGTGATAGTCTTGGTACTGACGCTGAAATGCAAGTTCATAAGTTTGCTGAAGAAGCTATGTATAAGTGTATAGCATACGCTATATTATCAACTACTGTTTATGGCCAACAACTAGTACCTAGATTTAAAAAAGAAAAATTTGCAGAGGTAAGAAAAGCAAAACTAAGATTATCAAGCTTAAAAATAGAAGAATTAACTCAAATACTTAGAGGCAAGTCTAAGTGGATAAAGCACTAATATATGCCAGAAATTAAACATCAGTTTACCGGAGGTAAAATGAATAAAGACCTTGACGAGCGTCTTGTTCCTAACGGTGAGTATAGACATGCAGAAAACATACAGGTTTCAACTTCAGAAGGATCTGCTGTTGGTACCGTTCAAAACATATTAGGTAATTCTTTAGTTTCTGGTCAAGATTTTATAGGTACTAACTCTGTATGTATTGGTTCTGTTGCTGACGAAGCAAATGACAAAGTTTATTATTTTATAACGGCGCAACAATCATTAAACGATTCAAGTCTTTTAGATAGCACAGAGTGGAATAGCAGCTCTATAATAAACGAAGATTATAGCGGTGATGGTGTTTTACTTACATCTTCGATAAATTCATCAGCAAGCCAATACCCATTATTTCAATCAACTAGTTTTGATTTAGTTGACGGTAAAACATATGAGTTAGATGTTGAGTTTAGCGATCTTGATGATGGTGGTTCGACAGATAATACTAAATTTTACATGGTAGGTATTGGTGATCCTACTGGCTATAGACCTTACTATAATGAAGCGAACGAACCTGTAAAAATACTTATTAATGGAAAATACAAAAATGTATTTACTTTTAACCAGTCATTAAACGGTAATTTAACAGAAATGCGTTTTCGTGTAGAGTTAACTGATGGTAATAATTTTGCTAAAACAGTAAGACTTAAAAGTATATCTTTAAAAGAAAAAGGAAATTCAATAATTCAACATGATACTAGATTAAACTCTATAACTCCAGTTTTAGTTGACCATGAAGACGTTTTAAAGTTTCAAACTAATAGTATTGTAACAGGAATAAACATTATAGACGGCATGTTGTTTTGGACTGACAATAATAGTGAGCCTAAAAAAATAAACATACAAAGATGTATTGATGGTACTGATCCAAACGGAATTACTCATACTTCTTTTTTAAATCCTAAAACAGGTACATCAATACCTATAGAAGAAAAACATATAACAGTTATAAAAAAAGCTCCATCTATAGCTCCTAAAATACAGCTAGTATCGGAAAGAAATGAAGCTTACACGTATACTGGGGTTATGCGTATAACAGAGCCTACTACTGCAGTTAACAACACATCTTCTTTTAACAGTTTTGGAAGTATAACTAATCATCCTCATTATGATTTTTCTACATTTAAAATTGGAGATGAGTTTAAAACTGCTATAGAAACAAATATAGAAGGTAATAGCGGTTTCACTTTACAATGGCAACCAGGTGACACTGTTGTTTTTAAAGAGTTTGATCAAAATGGTGAACCACCATCTTTACCTATAACAAATTACTCTATAAAAGCTACAATATCAGATTTCTTTTACAACCCTAATATTAGTAATAACAACCCAACAGGAACTCTTAATACATTTACTGACAAACAAGATGAAAAAGCTGAAAACGGTGATTTTATTTTTCCAAACACTAGTGGAACAAAACCTTTAAATTATGGTTGGAATAATGGAATTGCATCATACGATAATGCTAATGATAAAATAATCGTAAACACGTCTAATTATAGTGGTGGACAAGGAGGAGGTGGAAACTATAAAAAAATATGGTTTGCGAATAATTGCAGTTGGGAAACTGGAGCAGATAGCCTTTATAGAATTACGGTTAAATTATCTAACGTTAGCGCTTCTAACGCTAATGGCTTAAGAGTTTATTTTGTAGTAGCGAATACAAACGCAAATCAGAACGCTTACTATTGGTATTCAGATCTTATAGATAGCAATGGTACTTTCACGCAAGATATAGTTCTTGATATAAATTCAGCTTATACCAGCTCTAACTATGGTAGTTATGCTGGTAGATTTTTTATACAAAATGGTAATGCTGATTTTGAAGGCGATATAGATTTTGTATCTATAGTAAACTTAAATTCAGATAATGCTAGAGTTAAGTTTAAAATAACAGATATAGTAGGTACGCCACCAACTGTAGAAACTGGTAATGGTGAGCTAAAATATGCCGTTGATAGACTTGATACTCAAGAAAAACTTTATCAATTTAAACTTCCTAGATTTGCCACTAGATATAGATATCAAGACGGAGAATATTCTGCTTTCTCACCTTTTACACAAGTAGCGTTTTTACCAGGTGGTTTTGATTACCACCCAAAGAAAGGTTATAACTTAGGTATGACAAACTTAACCACTAGCGTTATTTTACATCCTGATACAGATGTACATCCTGACGATGCTGTGTTTATTGACATTTTATACAAAGAAGATAATTCTACAAATGTTTACGTTTTAGACTCTATAAGATCTGACAAGTGGAATACTCCATACACTATAACTTCAGAGGCTGTAAACAGATCTGTACCCTCAAATCAACTTATAAGACCTTGGGACAATGTCCCTAAAAAAGCTTTAGCACAAGATGTTACTGGTAATAGAATTATATATGCTAACTACGAGCAAGGCTACGATTTGATAAACCAAAATAACGATGTTTACTATCCAAAAATAACAACTAGCGTTGAGCAAAAACTAATTCAAAGCAGAACTAAACCTTCTGTTAAATCGGCTAGAGATTATCAAGTTGGTATTGCTTTTGTTGATAAATACGGTAGAGAAACGCCTGTTATAGCAAGTCAAGATAGCAGTACTAAAAGCGGTATAAAAATAGAAAACGAGCTTGCCGACAAACAAAATAAAATAAAAGTTAAGCTTGATAGTAGTGACTTCATGAAAGACACTGAGTTTTTTAAGTTTTTTGTAAAAGAAACTTCTGGAGAATACTATAATCTAGCTATGGATAGATTTTGGCAAGCTGAAGACGATCACGTTTGGGTTTCTTTCGCTTCTTCAGATGTTAACAAAGTTTCTTTAGATGATTTTTTAATATTAAAAAAAGGAGCAGATGTTGATTATCAAGTTAAAGAACCAGCTAGATATAAAGTTATAGCTATAGAAAATGAAGCTCCAGACTACATTAAAACAAAACGAGCTTTAATAGAATCTAAAGAACATATATTTGCTACAAACAATATATTTGGAGATACTTTAATTTCTAATTCTTCTCCTTTGTCAGGTGAAGACGCTATAGAGCTTACATATGGACCTTTTCTTAATAGCGCTGGCGCTAACATTGATTTAATTGATGATGGTAGCGTTTTTTATATAGAGTTTAGTTCTATAGCTGGAACATCAAAAAGATATAGAATAAATAAAATAGATACAAACTGGAGGCATCAAACGGTAAACAACACAGCGGATGCTTCTTATTTTTTAAAGCTAGATAAAAAATTAGGTGAAGATGTAGACTTTATAACTGATGGTACTAAGATTTTAGACGGTACTATAGTAAACATATATAAATACAAAGCGGAAAACTCACCTGAGTTTGATGGTAGATTTTTTGTTAAGTTGCTTAAAGATGTTGTTTTTGTTAAAAACGTAATGGATAACGTTAATATTTCTGTTAACTATAGAGTTGCTACGTCTAAGAAATTATACTATTTAAAAGATGATATAGCTACTACACACGCTGGATCTATAACAGGTCAAACTGACGGTATGTATGATACCGCTGTTGGTGGTGATTTTGGTAGATACGCTGCTTTTTTTAGAAATTATAGGTATAATGCTGATGACGCTGGTAGCAAAATAGATTTTAGAGATTCTTCATCAACAATAGTAAGTACGGATGCTGGACAGTATAGGTTTGGTGTAAATTCACACTGGGAAAATGAATTTTTAGATTATACTAGTAGTGGCCAAAACTCTTCTAATGATGGTTGGGTTGGAAGTTGGGACTACACTCAAGCTAGTGGTAGAGATGTTTCAAACTTAAAACAAGGTGATATATACTTAGAAGATCCTAATGATAGTAATAGTCATGTTAAAAACTTCGAAGCTGAAGATGATGAAGTTTGGTTTATTGATGCTGGTCAATATTCTGGCGCTAGAGATGGCTATGGATCTTTGAACTGGTCTTGGGTTAGTCTTGTAGATGGTACGATGCAGGGTATTACAAATCAAAGCGGTGGAAATTCTCAAGCAACACTTAGAATTGGTATAGGTGGATTGTTTCACAATGAAATTTCAACAGCTAGTGATGCTAGTATATCTGGTTTTTGGGATATAGGTATAGATGGTGGTGCGAACGATTTTCACAATGACCCTGATACTGTTGGGTTGGTTTCTCAATTTAACACAGGTAGAATATTTAGGTTTAAAGAAGACCCATCACAAACAGTATATACAATACAAACAAACACTACTTCTCAACGACTTAGATATCACGATGGTGATAATGGAGGTGGAAGTGTCACTGGTTTTAGTGATCCAGACAACCAAATAGCACAGTTGTCACCAAACTTAACTAAAACTTGGAATTTAAAAATAAAAAACGAAGATGGTAATGGAAATATGAACTGGGATCCAACTGGAGCTTTAGGACCTATTTCTAGTGATGGTTTAAAATTAACTATAGCACATCATAGTATTGCTGGTACCGCTACTTTTGGCTCAAGTTGTAGTGTTAGAGTGGGAACTTTACTAGCGGATCATACTGACGGAACTAAACATCAGATTAAAAAAGGTATGATACTTGAGTCTCACAGTAATGGAGGTCATACCTATGATGCAGCTGGTACTAATAAATATCTAGTAGTTTGGAAAATTGAAGAGGTAAGCAATACTGAATTTTTAATACACTTGACTGGTTACGTTGACTTGCTAGAAAGTACCCACGTTATATTTACTACACAACCTACAGTTGGGCAAAATATGGTGTTTAGACAAGCTGTTATGAACGGTTATAGTAGCTTCTCTACAAATAGAATAAATGCTCAATCGCCAAACTTTAGTATAGCTAACCCAGGTTTATATGCTGTTAGCCACACTATAGAATTTTTAGAAGCAGTTGAAGGTGATTCTGAATTACCTACTAATCCTGCTATCTGGGAAACAGAGCCAAAAGAAAACACACCTTTAGACGTATATTACGAAGCTAGTGGATTAAACCCAATAGAGTTAAAAGAAGAAACAAAACACTTGGCAATACCAGTTGGATCTAAAGTTGAGCATCCAGCAAACGCAAGTAGTGTTTCTGTTGGAACAACTGTTTTAAATGTAGGTTTTCAAACACCTCTAACAAATAATTACCCACAAGACTCAGGTTGGTTTATATCTTTTGCAATTCCAGAAGGACTTTCCAATATTACAAACCCTTACATTGGTTCGCCATACATAGAACCACAATCAAAGTTAAAAATAACTAAGCCAGACGGTAGTTCTATAACTGTAACTGTTGGTGGTTATGAGGTTGATCAAAACGGAACAACTGCTAGTAAAATATATATATCACAAAATCTTTACAACACTAATACTGAGTACACTTTGAATTGGCATAATTGCTTTTCTTTTGGAAATGGTGTTGAATCAAATAGAATTAAAGATGGTTTCAACTTACCATTTATAACTAACGGAGCTAGAGTATCTACGGTTTTAGAAGAAGAAGAAGATTACAAGCAAGAGCGTAGAAAATATGGTTTAATATACTCTGGTATATATAATGGCGTTGGTAACGTTAATAATTTAAATCAATTTATAGCTGGAGAAAAAATAACAAAAGAATTAAACCCTATATATGGTAGTATACAAAAAATTCACTCTAGAGACTCTGATTTAATTGCTTTATGTGAAGATAAGGTTTTACAGATATACGCTAATAAAGATGCTCTTTTTAATGCTGATGGCAACGTTAACGTTACAGCTACAAATAAAGTTCTTGGTCAATCTAGACCTTTTGTTGGTGAGTATGGCATATCTACAAACCCAGAATCGTTTACATCAGAATCGTATAGAGTTTACTTCACAGATAAAGTTAGAGGTGCTGTATTAAGATTATCAAAAGATGGTTTAACACCTATATCAGACGCTGGTATGAAAGATTACTTTAAAGATAATCTTAAAGGTAACGATAAAATTATAGGTAGCTATGATGATAGAAAAGATGAGTATAACATAACTTTACCAACTACAAATACAACTATATCTTATAAAGAAAATGTAAGAGGTTGGGTTAGTTTTAAATCTTTTGTGCCAGAAAACGGTATTAGCTGTTCTAATGATTATTATACGTTTAAAAATGGTAAAATATATAAACACCACGATGAATCAGTTGATAGAAATACTTTTTATGGAGAAAGTTTAAAACCATCAGTTCTAGAGGTTGTTTTAAACGACTCTCCTGATGTTATAAAAAGTTTTAATACATTAAACTATAGTGGTGAAAAAGATTGGTCTGTGAGCAAGGTTTACACAAATAAACAAGAAGGTAGTATAAGCGAGTTTATAGAAAAAGAAGGTAGATGGTCAAACTATATAAAAGGTATCGATGCTGATTTAGATTCAAATTCTGACTTTGGCGCTTTAAATGTTCAAGGTATAGGAAAAGTTAAAAGTATTGACGCTGGCAATAATATAATAAAGTTTAACGGATCAATAAATTCTTCTGTTCAAGTTGGTGATGTGTTGTACTACAAAAACAATGGTATACAAAAAATAAGTGATGTTGTAAGTGTTAGTAGCAAACAGTTAGAAGTTAGTTCTATAGGATCTGTATCTGTTGACGATTTTGTTTTATTTGCTAAAAACAATGTAGCAAACGTTTCTAGCTTACTTGGTCATTACGCTAGCGCAATTTTTGAAAATAACTCTACAAGTAAAACGGAAATATTCTCTGTTGGATCTGAAGTAACAGAAAGTAGTAAATAAATTATAATATGGCAAAAGTAATAAAAAGTTTAAACATAGATTTAAGTAATATGCGCGCGGCTAGTAATACTAGAAATTTTGCTGTTATTGGTGATAAAGGCGCTATATTTTCTTTAGAAGTTAAAAACGAAGATGGTTATTATTATGATTTTACTAATAGAGTTTTTACTTCTACTAAAAAACGATTAAAAAATAAAATAATTAAATCTGAATCTTTTAACGGTAGTATAGTTTTTCCAGCGATAACTGACAACGATCAGTACGATATATATCTTTTTGCAGAATCTATGCATGATACTGTTCATACTGAATATGTCGAGTCTAGATTTGGAGATGGAACTTTAGATATAAACTCTTCGCAAGGTTCTAATTCAAACTTATTACAAAAAGTAATATACCAATACACTGATACAACTATAACTATAGCCGGGATATCACCTAGTGGAACACAACATTCTACAGGTAATTTCGTTGGAGCAACTTTTGCTACTGATACTATAACTTTAGGTAGAGGCGCTACAGTTGGTAAAGTTCCTTTTTCAATGACAGTAACTTTAGCTGCAACAAAAGCAATTACAATATTAAGACAACCATCTGAAGGTGATTTAGCAGCTTATGCTACATTAACAATCGGTTCTGGAGTTGCTATTGATGGAGATGATATATTTGATGGAACTGCACGTAACACAGATACTGTAAATGGTGCTGTTTCTGAATCTGCGGATATAACTATGGATTCTGCTGTCGCTACAAAAATGAAGGTTGGTGACAGAGTAACTGGCACAGGTATACCAACTGGATCTGTTGTAACTGTTTTTTCCATTGTATCTACAAACGTATTTAGAGCTTCGGAAGCTTTAGATTCTGTTGGTGATGGTGTTACTTTAACTTTTACACCACCAAGGTATAGAAGGTGGAGTGTGGACAGTAGTAGTAGTATACATAAACTTGGCGTTGGTATGCAGTTGTTAGATAGTGATAATGTTATTGGTGCTGCTCATATAAGCTCTTTTGAAGATACAACTACTTATACTACAGAAATAAATAATCCAGATGGAAGCGTGGAAGAAGTTACTAATACCGCTGTAAATATTAGTATACCTGCACTTGAAACATTAGGACAAAAACCAACTATAGTAAATGGTATTATAACACAACAAAAAGGTAACTTCACATTAAACACTAAAGTTCATGGTGACTTAGCTGGACAAGATTCTGTTTTCTACGCTTACGGTCCTAGTGCTATAAAAAAGATACACAATAGTGATTTAGTAATTTCAGATTTAAAAGTAGAGTTAGTTCCACAAACAACAACAACAACAAGCGCTGTTAGTGCTAGCGCGACTATACCTGTAGCTGATAGGGAAGGTACTATACAAAACTTGTCTACAGTTAGCGGTATAGGTATAAATCCTGCAGTAGCAAGTCCAACGGTAACAAGTGCTACAGCTGATGGTGCTGGAAACTGGACGTTAAGCGCAGCACAAACTTTGGAAAGTGGAGTTACGCTAACTTTAGGTAATACAAGTAGATCAGCTACTATAACAGGTAATATAGAATTTAAAAACTTAGATGACACTAATTTTAACCTGTACATCGACGTTGAAAAATTCCTATCAGCATCATAAAGTAAAAAAACAGTGAAAACTGTGATAATAATAAAGTAAAATAAAAGAAAATAATATGACAGGTACTGAAATAGCAATGGTACAAGCTGGAGCAAGTCTTTTAAGCGGCTTTTTTGGAAGTAGAAGAAGAAAAAGAGAGCAGAGAGCTGCTAAAGCTAGATACGAAGAAATGAAAGCAGCTTATGAAGGTTTAGACACTAGCAATATATATGCTGATGTTACTAATCCTTATTTAGGTATGGAGAATACTATGGAAGACTTAACTGTAAATACTCAGCAAGCGGAATTTCAAGCTAGACAAGGTGCTCAAGCTAGAGCAGATATACTAGGTAGATTTAGAGAAACTGCTGGTGGTAGTGGAATTGCTGCTTTAGCACAATCACTAGCAAATCAACAAACACAACAAACAGCACAGATATCTGCATCGATAGGAGCTCAAGAAGCTGCTAATCAAAGAGCGGCGGCTATGCAAGCTGGTAGAATACAACAATTAGAAAGAGCTGGTGAATTACAAGCTCAACAAATACGAATGGGTGGTGAAGCTCAAGCTAGAGCTTTAGAATATCAAAAAACATCTACAATGTTTGGTATGGGTCAGCAAAGGTTGGCCGTAGCAAATCAAGCTGTAGCGCAAGGTCAAGCTCAATTAGCTAGTGGTATTGGTGGTTTAGCCGCAGCTTACGCAACTGGACAATTTGGACAAAACAAAGTAACGGACTTTTTTGGAATCGAGGTTAAATAAAACAATATGGCAAAAAAACAATCATTATCATATGGACCTAATATGGGTTTAATAGCAGGTGAAGCTCAAGTAGCGGCTTCTGAAGCTGGACTATCTAATAGCGTTGGAGCATTTGCACAAGGTTTTATGGGTGTGTTTGGTGCTATAAAAAAAGACGAAGAAGAACAAGCGGCTAAAATGGAAGCCTACAGCGCTCAAGTACCTAGTTTAGACCAAATACATTTTATGAAAGATGAATCTAATAAGCAGGTAGTTAGAACTTTCTTAAATAAACAAAGAGATGAGTACAGTAGGTTAGCTGAAATATTTGATAAAACAAAAGATAGAGATGTTAAAGATAAAATGGAAGCAATTAAATTTTCTCTTGTAAATCTTAATGATCAAATAAAAGTTTTTAACCAAGATAAAGCTGATTATATAACAGCTTTTGATGAAGGCCAATTAGCTAAAGGTAAAGCACAGCCTAATGGCGCTTACTTTACAGATGTGTATACTAACAATAGTCAGTTTGGTATTGGAGATAATGGTGATTTATCTTTTACAGTTGGTGGTCAAACAAGTTTATTTAAAGATAGAGCTGGTACGTGGAATCCTAGAAATAATATATCAGAAACATTTTTTTTAGATAATTTTCAAAGAGAAATAGGAAACGCACAAAAAGGTGGGAAGTTTATAGAATCAACAACTTACAATAGACTTTTTAATAACTTAAGAAGTACTGGAAACGATGGGTTACAAGCTTTAATAACACAAGATTTAGTTGGTGATAGTTCTAACGATACTTTTGAGCAGCAGTTCGCAAGTGGAACATTAGATCCAAAAATATATGCTGGTTACGAAAGCTACAAACTAGACAAAAGCGATCCTAGGTTTAAGAAGGGAAAGTATGAGTACGACACAGACTTTATGTTTAAAAACGAAAACGGAGATAAAGTTAGAGGTTTAGTAGCTCAATACTTTACAAACGTTACTAGAACTGGACATGGGTTAAATTATAGTCAAAAAACTGACGGAGGAAATCAATATAAAAACTACACTGTAGATGGTTATACAGGTGTTAACTATCCTACAGCAAAAGCTCAATATGATAACATGTTAGTACCTGGTAAAATAAACTATGATAGAAAAGGATCTTATAAATATATTTCTGATGGCAAAGGAAACACAGATGTTTATATACAGAAAGCTACTGGTAAATATGAAAAAATAGAAACAATACCAACTAACGATGCTTTAGCAAGAAGAGGTTTAGACTTGTTTGGAGAAGGGTATATCACGCCAAAAACAGATATTAAATTTATAGACTTTAATAACGATAGAGATGGAGACGGTATTCCAAACAACATAGATAGAGAACCAGATAATCCAAACAATTAAATATGGAAAAATATATAGTAGATGGGCAGGGTTATAACGTTGCACCACAAGATTTACAAATGTTTTTAGAAAAATTTCCTAATGCTATTAAGTATGATGAGCCGGGAAAGACGACAGACCCTGCGTCAAGCAGTATGGATTCAGGGTCGGAAAATGGTTCTTCGGAGCAGTCAGAAATTAGCGCTTGGCAAAGTTTTAAAAACAATATATCTAATGCTTTTGAAATGGTTAGCGATGTCGGCGAGTTTTATGGTATCGGGACTGGCGACAAATCCGTTGAGGAGGTTGCTAAAGAAAACGGATTGGGCGCTTATTCTGGTTTAAATATCGCCACTACCTTAATATATGAAAGTGTTTTTGGTAAAGACAAGATGAAAGAAATAACTAAAGAAAACCCAGTTTTTTTTAAAAATCTGTATGCTTCTGATTCTAAACAATTTCAAAACATTATAGAAAACTTTGAAAAAGAAAAAAAAGATCAAAAAAGAACAATGACTTTTAAAGAAGCTGATAGTTTTGGTGATTATTTATCAGTTATTGGAGGTAGTATAGCCAACGTTGGTGGATCTGTAGCTTACAACTTAGGTACTTTTGGAACTGGTTTTTTTATGGATTTTGCTGCTGATAATTTTATAACAGCTAACAAAGAAAAAGCAAAAGCAAACAACATTACGTTAGAAGATTTGATGAAATCAGGAGAACAAGATGTAGCTGCTCCATTTAGAATAGCAGCTTTTCAAGCTGGTTTAGAATATTTTGGTTTTAGCAAAATAGTAGGTAAAACAGGCGTTGGAAAACAGTTTAATAAAAAAGTTGGGGAGTATTTAACAAAAAATTATAAAAAAAGCAAAAACATAAGAAATGGCTTGAATATATTGGGAACTGGTAGAGTAGAAGCTTTTACTGAAATGGGTCAAACTGGTTTAGAGATATACAATAAAGAGTTAGCTGTTGCAAAGGGAAAAGGTGAAGATATAAACGATTTAATGTCTATAGCAAAAGGTATGTTTAGCGAGCAAGGGATTGAGGCTGGCTTACAAGGTTTTTTTGGTGGAACTGGACTCAAAGGTGGCGCTTATTCTGCCAAAGCATTAACTAGTATTAGAAAATATGACAATAATTTAGATGTTGAGGAAGACTTAAGCAAATTAGTTGAATTAAGAAAACGTTATAATTCTTCTAAAGATGAAGACGTTAAATTTGCGCTTGATAAAGAAATAAAAAAAGCAGAATCTAATGTTAAAGATAAAATTAAAAAAGGAAACGATATATATAATAGTCTTTCTGATAATGATATTAAAAAAATAGAAGAATTATCAGATCTTTCTGATGTTACTGCTTTTAGAGCAAACAACTTAATAGAAAAATTTAGAAACAACGAAATTAAAGAAGATGATTTTAATGTAGCTATTGAAGGTCTTTCTAATCAATATAAAGAAAACAAAGCAAACATACAAGAAATACTTTACAAAGAAAACATAGAGTTTGCAAAAAAAGAAGGTGAAAAAATAGGCAAAGAAGTTGTTGAAATAGAAGAACTTGATGATTTTCAAAAAACATATAATGATGTAAGAACAAAAGGAGATTTTGAGGGCGATGTAACTGATAGAGATGGTTTTATTAAAGGAGATCAAATATACATAAACAAAAAAACAGCTTTAAAAGAAGGCGCTATAAACGTTGGTTCACATGAGTTATTACATGGTATTATAGGTAAATCTTTTGATAAGCTAAACACAGACGACAAAAAAAAGCTAGGTAAAAGTTTTATTAGTTTTTTAAATAAAGAACAAGAAGCGGCGGTTAGAAAAAGATTAAAAGAAAGCTACAATTTAGAAGGCGACTCTATTTTTGAAACTGAAGAAATATTTACTGCTTTTTCAGATGCTATTGCTAAAAAAGAAATAACATTCAACGAAACTGTTTTTCAAAAAATTGGTTTAGCAATACAAGAGTTAATGAATAAATTAATTCCTGGTTATCGTAAAGAGTTTAAAAATGGTAGGCAAGCTTATGACTTTTTAAAAGAATACCAAGCTAATATAAAAGAAGGAAAACTTGGTAAAAGAGCAATAGCATTTGCAGAACAAGATAAAGATGTTGATTTGGCTAAATTTAAAGCTAAAGCTTCTAAAACAATTACAGATGCTGTAGATAAACTTGGTAAAGTTGATAAAGATGGTAACAACCTTACAGAAAAAGGTACAGGTAATTTTTACTACCAAGCAGAAGCTGATGATGTAGTAAAAGAAATAAAAGAAAAAGGTTATTTAGATAATTTAATAGCAGCTAGGTACAAAGCAGATAAAGTTCCAAAAAACTTTGTTAGTGACGTTATAACTGCTTTAACGCCTGATATAAAAAGTTTTAAGCCAGAAGAAAATAATAGTTTATTTGGTTATTTACAAGGTAGAATTACATTTAGAGCTGGTGACGTTTATAATAAAATATATAAACAAAAAGAAGAAGATAAAGGCTCTAGAGATGTAGGTGAAACAACCAAAGAAGGTGATGTTAAAATTCAAGTTGCAGCTGAAACTACTAGTGAAATGAAAAAGCTTGAAGAAAAAGACATGTCTATTCAAGCTCAAATACAAGAAAAAGCAGACAAACAAAAAGCTAAGCAACAAGCAGAGTCTAAATTTAGAAAAATACTTGGGTTAGAAACAGGTGGTGTTTTATATATGAAAGTTTTAGATGCTGCTAGAAAAAGTTTACTAAGAGCATACAGTACAAAAGATACGGTTAGACAAATACAGAGAAACTTAAGAGATCAAGCTAATACATATCTATTTAAAGATGTTAAAAACTTACTAGGTACAAACAAGTATGAAGCTAATTTAAAACAATATAGAGAGATTATAATGGAAAGTTTATTTGTATCTGACTTGGTACAAATGGAAAGAGAAACTTCTCAAGATGACAGAGTATTTACTAAGTTTGTGAAAAAACTTACTACAAAACAAGAAGTTGAAGATGCGGTTAATCAAAACTTATTACCACCTTCTGCCATTAACGCTTATAATAAAGATAAATCTGTTAATTTATATCAAAAAGGTAATCCTACTGAAAAACAGTTTTTATCATATTTCATGATACCAGCTATAAATCCTGTTACAGGTTTAAGATCTGGTAAAAAAGGTACTAGAAAAGATACATTGGCAAAAAATATTGCTGGAGCGTTGACTTACGATGCTACAATGGAAGTTGCTCAAGAACCTGAGATTATAGAAAAAAGACAACAGCTAGCAGAAATAAAAAATGAAACTATAGATGTTAGTGACATACAAAGGTTAGCAGCGGCTATTAACAGAAAGCCTAACGTTAAATTTTCACTTAGCAGCGAGCAGGTTACTGAAAATTTACAAAGCAAAATTGAAGAGTTAATAAATAACGCTAATCAAGATCCATTTTATTTTAACAAAATAATTACCGTAGATAGAGATGACAATGGTAAGGCTACAGGTTATAAATTAAATATACCCTTAGAAAGAGACTCAAGCATGCCAGGTCCTCGTGAGCATTCTAAACAAAACAAAGAGGCTATAGCTAAAATTGTATACAAATACATAACAAACAATGAGTATGGGTCTATAGTAAACGATAAAAAATTACAGTCTGAAATACTAAGAGAAATAATACTTGATAATAAAAACGGTAAAACAACAAACGCTGGTATAGCTCACGAAAATATAATTAAAAAACAACTACAAAAAACAGTTAGTTTTATTAAAAACTCAATGTTACAAGTAGTTGGTGGTGGTAAGCTTGGTGATATATACGTTTCTTTAGGAAATATTAAAGTAGGCATAGAAACTAAATTACAAAAAGCAAGAGGTATTTCTCAATCTTTAACGTTTTTAAACGAATCTTTAGATATTAATTTTCCAAACAAAAACACAACCACTAATGATAAAGGCAGTTTATTTGACGATATTATTGGCAAGCAAGCGCAAGATCAGTATAAAAAATTGCAAAAAGCATTACGTGTTGCTAAACTTGGTGAGATTAAAAACTTTACACTAAACGAAGCACAAGCTAGTTGGCTAAAAGATAATGGAAGATCTAATTTTTTAATAGAAATAGAAGTTCCTGTTGAATATTTATCTACAGGTTACGCTAGTGGTAAATATAAAAACGCACCCCAAGGTTTTATTGTTATAGGTAGAAACTTGTACCGTATGGCTACAGGAAACAAAAACGTTGATAATACAACACAAGCAATAGTAAATGAATCAAGATTAAATATAAAAGACTTAGAGCTAAACAAAGGTAAAAAAATAAAATTAGTTGGTGAGTTTATGTCAAATATTGGAGTTAATAAAAAAGTAAACTTTAGAATATCAGGTAGAATAAACTCTACTGATTACGTAGATTCTAATGTTGATATAACTAATGAGCAGACAAATAAAAAGCTTATTAATGCAATAGAAAAAACGTTAAACAAGCAGTCTACAGTTAAGCTAAGCAAATCAGCTGTGTTTTCAAGATCAACTAATAACCCAACAAAAGGTATTACTGTTCTAGATTTTGACGATACACTTGCTACGACTAAGTCGTTAGTTAAATTTACTAGACCAGATGGTACAACTGGTACTTTAAACGCAGAGCAATATGCTAGTACTTATGAAAACTTATTAGATCAAGGTTATACTTTTGATTTTTCAGAGTTTAATAAAGTTGTAAAAGGTAAGTTAGCACCATTGTTTCAAAAAGCATTAAAACTACAAAGTAAGTTTGGTCCTAAAAATATGTTTGTATTAACAGCAAGGCCACCTGCTGCTCAGAAAGCTATATTTGATTTCTTAAAAGCCAATGGATTAAATATACCTATTGATAACATAACTGGTTTAGGTAACTCTACAGCTGAAGCTAAAGCGCTTTGGATTGCTGAAAAAGTTGGTGAAGGTTTTAACGACTTTTATTTTGCTGATGACGCTTTACAAAACGTACAAGCTGTTAAAAACATGTTAGATCAATTAGATGTTAAATCTAAAGTTCAACAAGCTAGAGTTAAGTTTAGTAACTCAATGAACGATCAGTTTAATGATATATTAGAAGATGTTACTGGTATTGAAGCTCAAAAACGTTTTTCAGCTATAAAAGGTAGAAAACGTGGTGATGATAAAGGTAAGTTTAGATTTTTCATACCACCGTCACATGAAGATTTTGTTGGATTACTATATAACTTTATGGGAAAAGGTAGAAAAGGTGATGCTCACAGAGACTTTTTAGAGCAAGCTTTAGTTAGACCTTTAAATAGAGCTTATAGAGAATTAGATACAGCTAAGCAAGCTATAGCAAATGATTATAAAAAATTAAATGAGCAATTTCCTGATGTAAACGATAAGCTTATAAAAACAACTCCAGATGGTGATTTTACTTTTCAAGATGCTATTAGAGTTTACTTATGGAATAAACATGGTCATAAAATACCTGGTTTAACAGAAACTGATCAAGCTAAATTAACTAAGCTTGTAGAGTCAGATTCAAGGCTTCAAGCTTATGCTGAAACTTTAAATGTTATATCTAAGCAAGAAGACTATGTAGCTCCAGGAGAATCTTGGGAAACAGCTAATATAAGAATTGATCTAGTTGATGCTACAGGTAGAGTTGGTAGAGCACAATATCTTTCTGAGTTTATAGAAAATGCTGATGTATTATTTTCTGAAGAAAACTTAAATAAAATTGAAGCTGCTTATGGTAAAGATTTTAGAGAAGCTTTAGAAGATATGTTACATAGAATTAAAACTGGTGTAAACAGACCTAAAGGTCAAAGTGGAAAACCAAACAGGTTTTTAAACTGGTTAAACGCTTCTGTAGCTGGTGTTATGTTTTTTAACACTAGATCTGCTTTGTTACAGCAACTTTCTAATGTTAACTACTTAAACTTTGCTGATAATAATATATTAGCTGCTGGTAAAGCTTTTGCTAATCAAAAACAATATTGGAAAGACTTTGCTTTTATACTTAACTCAGACATGTTAAAACAAAGACGTGGTGGGATTGGTACTGATGTAAACGGAGCTGAACTTGTAGAAGCTATTAAAAAAGCTAGACCAGATAGTTTGTTTGATCAAGTAGCTATTATAACAGGTAAATTACTTAGATTAGGTTTTTTACCTACGCAAATTGGTGATAGCATTGCAATTGCAACAGGTGGTGCTGCGTTTTACAGAAACAGAATAAACACATATTTAAAACAAGGTTTAAGTCAGAAAGAAGCTGAAGCTAAAGCTTTTACTGATTTTCAAGATATAACACAGTCTACGCAGCAGTCAGCTAGACCTGATATGACATCAAAACAACAAGCTAGCTGGATAGGTAAGCTAGTATTAAACTTTTTAAATACGCCATCTCAGTATAATAGAATAATTAAAAAAGCAGGTAGTGATCTTAAAAACAGAAGAATAACAAGGCCTAACACCACGCAAACGCAAAGTGATATGTCTAACCTGTCTAGAATATTGTATTATGGCGCTGCTCAAAATTTAATATTCTATGGTTTACAAACAGCATTGTTTGCTGTTATGTTTGGCGATGATGACGATGAGAGTGAGGCATTTTTAAAGAAAAAAGAAAGAGTTATAAATGGTTCTATAGATACTATATTAAGAGGCTCTGGTATATACGGCGTTGCGTTATCTACCCTTAAAAACATGATGATTAAATTTGCAGAGCAAAGAGAGAAAAGTTACAACAAGGACGAAAGTGCTGTTATAATGGAAGCTTTAAACTTTTCGCCGGTAATAGGTATTAGAGCTAGAAAAATAGTTAATGCTGAAAAAACGCTTAACTATAATACTAAGGTTATAGACGAAATGACAACTTTAGATATTGATAATCCACAATGGTCAGCTGTAACTAACTATATTGAAGCTACAACAACTTTACCAACAAATAGGTTGTATCAAAAAACAATAAACGTAAGAAATGCTTTAGACAATCAATACACGGCTTTTCAAAGAGCAATGTTCTTTAGTGGTTATACAACTTGGAGTTTAGATCTTGGTGATACTGAGAAGATGAAAAAAATAAAAGAAAAGGTTAAAAGTAAAAAGAAAAGCAAAAGTAAGTTCAAAGGCATAAAACCAAAATTTAAAACAGAGTAAACAATTAAAAAAATAAGTGATAATAAAAAGATGGTAAAAAGACTAATAATACTGCTGCTATTAGTGTCTAATATAATAACAGCGCAAACATTTGGATTACAAGAAGCTAGAGACTTATTAAAGTTCTCTACGTTTTATGCTGCTGTCAATGGTGGAACATCACTTTCTGATATTAAAGTATTCTCTGTAGATAATGGTTTATCTACACAGACTATTTCAACTCCTTATGATTATAATTTTACCATAGGATTACGTAAGATCGCTAGGTTTGGCTACGAAAACAAAGCACAAACTTTTTACGATGGAACTGAATCTAATTATAGTGATGCGGCCACTGTAGGTAAAGTAAAAGGGGTTGAATACTTATTTGAAGCTGATTTTAAAAGACAAGAAGGTGTAGATTATATAGATCAACATCATTTCATTAGATATAGTTCTGATGATGGTTGTCAAGATAGATTATGCATAAATGTATTTGCTTTAAAGCTTGAATACTTACAAGATGGTTTTGCTGATATAAAATACTTCGAAGCATCTCAAAGGTATAGATTAAAAATTGGTAGAAACTTTTCGGTAAACATTGGGGCAGTGCAAAGACTTGCTGAACCTTATGGTTACAACCCGTTAGAAGAGTGGATGTTAGATAATGGCAATTTACATTATACATATTTAGCTATACAAGAAGGTTACAATATCGATGTTGCTAATAGTGAATATTATAATCCACAAGGTGAATTAGTTGCTACTAGCGCTGAGGTTTGGGAGGCGGTTGTAGTACCAGAAGTATTATCAGATTACACTGAAAGAAAAAGAAACGAATTAGATAAAAAAATACAACAATCAGCAGTTGTTGGTTTTGACTTTTACAAATATAGTAAGTCAAAATGGTTACACGCTTGGGGTAACTTCATGCCTTATCACTATGATGATGGTGGCAGTTTCTCATATCACAATTATGTAGATGGACAATGGTTTGATTATTCAGCAGGTTTAATAACTGGAATAAAAGTTAATAAAAACTTAGGTTTGTTTGCAGAAGGAAAATACAATAAGTACTGGAACAGAGAATGGTACGATTTTAAACTAGGATTAAATTACGTTATATTTTAACATGGCAAAAGAATTAAACGAAGACACAGGATTTCAAGTAAGTATTAAAAGTTTAATAGCTATAGGTTTTGCTATGGCAACTATAATAGGCATGTGGTTTGCTTTACAAGCAGATATCGCTGAAGCTAAAGAGCTACCAGCACCACCATCACCAGAAGTTACACGTATGGAGTTTGATATGAAAGATCAAATGATACGTAATACTATTATGGATACTCAAAAAGACGTACAAGAAATTAAAAAGTCTTTAGAAAAAATTGAAGATAAACTATATGATAGATAAACTAGATACTACCTGGAAGCTATTTATAGCTTATATTCTTGTGTTAATGTGTATATTAGCATCAAACGTTGCTTTTGGTCAAATACACGTATCGCAGTTTAACGCTGAGTGGAACAAGGCTAATGGAGTTGCGTGGGTTCAAGACTTAAAAGAGTGTAAAACTATATCTTATGTTGATATAAGTACAAGCCCTGACCTACAAGCTAAACATAAAATAGCGGTTATACCTACTATTATAATATTTAAAGATGGCGAAGAGGTTGCTAGGTTTCAAGCTGATCTTAGTTTTAAAATGCTAGCAACAAAAAAAGAAGTACAAAACGAAATTAATAACCAACTAATGAGTGACTTTTAATATGAAAAAGAAAATATGTTTATTTATAAAGAAAATAAGTTTTGGTAAAATTTGCCTTGGCTGGTGTAGTATAAAGTAAAATGCCAGGTAGCGAAAAACAAAACAGTATGTTTAAAAAAACTAGAGGATACGTTCAAGTAGGTAATCCTTTTGCTGTTACTAGTTGTGGTCGTAGAAGAAACGATGGTTCGCCATTAGAAAAAAGAAAAAAGAGTAACGAACCTAGAAAAACTACAAAAGGTAAAGGTCGTAATTTTAGAACAGTCAAGGAAGGTGCTGGTATGACTTCTAAGGGGGTTAAAGAATATAGACGTAAAAACCCTGGAAGTAAGCTAAAAACAGCTGTAACAGGAAAAGTAAAACCAGGCAGTAAAGCGGCTGCTAGAAGAAAATCTTTCTGTGCTAGATCAAAAGGTTGGACAGGTGAAAGAGGTAAAGCAGCACGTAGACGCTGGAAATGTTAAAACAATAAATTATGGGATACGTAAGTGACGCACAAAGAAAAGCTGTACATGCTAGTAAGGCTGATGGAGGTAAAGGTAATCCAAACAAGATGCTTAAAAAAATTAGCCCAGCATTAGCTAAAATATCTGCTAGTTGTAAAGCTCAAGCAAAAAAGAAATTTAAAGTATGGCCTAGCGCTTATGCTTCTGGCTGGGGTGTACGTTGTACTAGAGGTGATTTTAAAAAGAAATAATGTTTAAGGATTTTGACATATCGAGTTTCAAGAAAATGAAACCACCTAGTGATAATAGTTTTGATACAGATCAAGAGATTAAATCGCTTAAAAAAATACCTTTACGTAAAGAGTTTGTTAAGAAGTATGACAATATAGAAGCTGCGTTTAAAAAAACAGCTGACGAACAAGGTATAAAAGATTACGATAAAAAAATAGCAGCTAAACTTATAAAAGAGTCTGCACCTGTAATATTAGAATTAAAGAAATACCATAATAGAAAAAGGCCATACGAGTTAGAAAAAGGTTTAAAGGCTGTTAAAATGGAGTCTATGAATACTCCTTCGTATCCTTCTGGCCACTCTGCACAAGGAATACTTATAGCATCGGTATTAAAAGATAAGTACGGTAAAGGAGAAGCGTTTATGCAAACAGCTAAAAATATATCTGACAGTAGAAACATAGCACATGCTCACTATAAGAGTGATAGTGTTAACGGGACAAAATTAGGAAAACAATTATACAAACATATTAAAAAAACTTAAAATGAAAAAAGCACCTGCAAAAATGAAAAAAGCACCAATGAAAATGGCTAAGAAATCTCCTGCTAAAAAACCTTTAGTTGGTAAACAAAAAAACTTACCTGATGCTTTAAAAAAGAAAATATTAGATTCTCCAGCTAAAATGAAAAAAGCTGCTATGAAGATGAAAAAAGAATCTATGGCTATGCTTAAGAAATCTACAATGATGATGAAGAAAGCTTCAGCTATGAAAATGAAAATGAAGAAAAAGTAATAATGTACGACATTAAGTCTAAGTTTACTAAAAACAGTCCACTACCTTGTTGGAAGGGTTATGAACGAGTACCCGGTACAGCTCAAGGAGCTAAAGGTAGTTGTCGTAAATCATCACCGGCTACTAAGCAAAAAGGTGGTGGTACTAGAAAGACTTGTTTGCCTGCTAGCAAAATAGCTAGTATGAGTAAATCTGAAAGACAACGTTTAGTTTCTGCTAAACAGAAGTCTGGTAAAGCTGGTAAATATAGACGTTCTTCAAAAACAAATGTAAAAGGTGCTCGTAAAAAAGGCGCTACATTAAGAGACTGGTTTCAAAAAGAAGATTGGAGACAAGTTAATAATCCAAGTAAAAAATGTGGAGAGAAATAAAATGAAAAAATTAATATTACTATTATTACCGTTATCAATATTTAGTCAAAACTCTTATATAGTAGTTGAGGCTCAATATGATAGTTTTGGACCTGTAGAGTCAGAGTTTTACATTACAGATAATAATGGTGATACTGTTATGTATCACGCGCCTACATCGCAGTTTGAATACTACATCGATACTTTGTGGACTACTGCTGGATCACACACGGTTATAATGCTAGATAGTTATGGTGATGGGTGGCAATCAACAAGTATGGCTGGATCTTTTAGAGCTTGGAATGATTGTCAAGATACTATAGTAGAATTTTTATGTAATCCTAGTAATGGTTTTGCTACAGAAATTATTAACTTTAACCTAGGTCCTTGTCAACCAAATCCACCACCGCCACCAGTACCTTGTGTGCCAGCTAAAGTTATTATAAACTTAGATCAATATCAGTCAGAAACTTCTTGGGAAATAACAGATACAAATGGTATTGTTTATGCTTCTGGAGGTGGCTATGGAGCTAATCCTGATTACGCTACGGTTGTAATACCAGTGTGTATACCTAAAGGTCCATTAAACTTTACTATATTTGATTCGTACGGAGATGGTTTAAATGGAGCTATATGGCAAGGACAAGATGGTTCTTACTTTGTAAAACAATGCAACGATACTTTAGTATATGGTACAGACCCTGCTTTTGGTAGTGATTCTACACATGTATTCGCATCTGATTCATGTCCACCAATACTAGGTTGTACTGATAACGATTACGTAGAGTGGAACCCATTTGCTAACTTAGACGATGGAAGCTGTCAAACGCTTAAAATATTTGGTTGTTTAGATACAACTATGTTTAACTACGATGCAAACGCTAATACAATGGAGCTTATTGATACTTGCGTTTACACTTTAATACTACACGATTTAATGGGTAACGGTTGGGTAGGTTCAAACTTAGAGTTAGTTCACCCTGATACATCTTATAACTTTACCCATAATGGTACTTTTAATGATATTCACTATGTAGGACTTACAGCTCCAGATCCTATAAGATTTATATTTTCAATTGATCCGTTAGCACAACTAACAACTATAGAGTGTGGATTTACTCTGATTAATCCAGAAGGAGATACGATGATTAGTATTCAACCTCCTTTTATACAACCATTATTACCTTACTTCTTTATTACTAATTGTGGTAATACATGTGAAGAAAAAATATTTGGATGCTTAGATATTATGGCTGTCAACTATAATGATACAGCTAATACATCGGATTCAAGCTGTTATTATGTGCCAGGTTGTACAAGTCCAACGTATATTGAATATAATGCCTTGGCGGACTTTGATGATGGATCCTGTGATATCCCTGTAGTTTTAGGATGTATGGATTCAACTGCATTTAACTACAACCCTTTAGCAAACACTGAACTCACTGGTTCTTGTATTGCTATTGTTACTGGTTGTATGCAGCCTTTAGCTTTTAATTACAATCCTAACGCTAATACTCCTGACACATGTATAGCACTTGCTTACGGCTGTACAGACGCTACAATGTTTAATTATGATGTAAACGCAAACACTGATGACGGTGGTTGTGAACCTTTTGTTTTCGGATGTACCGATTCAACAATGTTTAACTATAATCCTTTAGCCAATAGTGATAATAATTCTTGTATACCTTATGTATCTGGCTGCACGGATCCTTCTATGCTTAACTATAACCCGCTCGCAAACACGGAGGATTTTAGTTGTATCGCTTATGTTTATGGGTGTATGGATAGTTTGGCTCTTAACTATAATCCACTTGCTAACACGGATAACAACTCGTGTATCGAAGTGGTTGTGGGTTGCATGGATCCAGGGGCGTATAGTTACGAACCAGCTGCTAATGTTAATGATTCTATATCTTGTTTATATAACGCTGGTTGTATTACTGGTCCAGGAAATCCTTATTGGTTAAACGATCTTTGTTATGCTTGGGTGTTATCAGTAGACGATTACTGTTGTGAAAACGAGTGGGATGAGATATGTCAATTAACTTATAACTACTGTGATGGTACTTGGTCAGGACCATTGATTAAAAGAGTAGATAAAAAAGAGTTAGTAAGAGTTACTGATTTACTAGGTCGACCATCAAAAGAAAGTAAAAACAAACTTCTATTCTACATCTACAGTGATGGTAGTGTAGAAAGAAAATTAATCAAACAATAACTAAAAAAGTAAAAAATGGCAACAACAACAGCAACAATTACGCTTTCTAGTGCAGATTTACTGAGTGACAACTTGTCGTTGTCGGCTACTATGAATCTTTACAAAGATGGCACGACTGCAACTGGATTAGAGCAATTAAATTATCATAGAGCAAAAGTTCCAACTGGAACAAACTTTGACCTCATACAAGATAGCGCTGCTTTATCAGAAAAAGCAAACTATGTGTATATATGTCTTAAGAATACAGATGTTACAGACTATGTTAAAATTTCAATTAACTCAGAAGAAATAGGTAGGCTATACGCTGGAGACTGGTTATTCATGCCTTGGGATAATGACTTAACAGATACTCAATCAGTTAGTGATCAAACTGGTAACGACTCAAGTATAGAAATACAGGCGTTTACTCACGAAGCAGTAGTAGAGTACATGTTATTCCACAGTGGAGAAACTTTAGTAACAGCAGCTGATTCATAGTATTAACAATAAATAAATAAATAAAAATGGCAACAACAACAGCAACAATAACAATTGCAAGTAATGATATAGCTGACAATGCTATTTCAGTATCTAATACTGCTACGCTTTACACAGCGGGTACAGATACAGGTATATCTGAAACTACTGGTTTAGGCAGAAAAAAAGTAGCAACAGCTTCTAATGTAGTTTTACTAGATGGTGGACTAACTTCAGGTATAGCTGCAGATGTAACAGCTGATAAATCAGCTAAGGTTTATATTAAAAATATGAACAGTAGAGGTGATGGTACTAAGTATGTAAACATTTTGTTAGCAGCAGTAGAAATAGGTAGATTATACGGTGGAGACTGGATGTTTATTCCTTGGTGCGCTGCATCAGGAAAAGATATTGAGTTCACTGCATCTGACGCTACTGAAACTACTTTAGAATACACTTGTTTCTACGAGTAGTAAATGGCAATTAAACACCACAATATATCTGGTGAATTAACACAAGAGCTTCTAGCAGCTGGAGATAAGGTTTCTGTACAGAAAATATCTTTAACAAATATCCACGCTAGCTTGCCTTGCTACGTAGACTTGTATATTGAAAAATCACTAACCGGTAAATTCTATCTTATAAAAAAGATAGAGTTACCTGTTGGTAATACTTTGATATATGATGATATGACATTTAGTAATGCTGAAGGTCAGTTTGGTTTGTATATTAAGCTTACTAAATCAGCATCGGAAACTCCAACAGTAGACGTAATAATAAACTAATCGTATGAAATGGATAGGTCAAATAGTAAACGACGTTAAAGTAAACTTTAGCAACGACGGTGAAATATACGTTATTGGCGACGATCTATATATTGAAAACGTAACTCAAGATAAAGATATAATATTCAAAACCAATGACGGTGGCACTGCCACTGAGGTTATGCGTATTGATGGATCTACATCTAATATAGGCATCGGAACGTCTTCGCCAGATTCATTATTAGAAATATCATCTTCAAGCACATCTGATTTTTTAAAATTAACAACAGCTGGTGGTGGAGCTAATCCAATAAAATTAGTTTTTGAAAAATCAAGTGTTGAACAAGGTGTTATTGAATATAATAGAAATGGTGATTTAGAAATTTATAACACAGATAGTGATGGTGGTGTAATGATAGATGGGTCTGCTTCTGGAGGAGGGGACTTATATGTAAGCCACGCAGGTAACGTAGGCATAGGCACGTCTTCGCCGGCAAGTAAACTTCACGTAGCCGGCACGGTCCAAGTTGGCGTAGACGACACAGGCCATGACGTTATATTTTACGGAGCTACGTCTGGTAAAAAATTAACTTGGG